ACCCCCACCAGAAGTCACTACCAGCTCGGCCACATAGTTACCGGCAACAATCATTGTCTGGGTAGCGGTGGCGTGAATGGTGATAGTTCCTGCTGATCCGCCAAGCGTCACCCCACCATTACTTGTGGTGAGTGCGAGGGTGGCGGTTGTGTTGTAATCCGTAGACACCTCAAACGAAGCCGTGTACCCGGTCAAGTTCACTGGCGTACCAGTCGAATCATTGTAGGTTACAACAAACGTGAAGTCGCGGCCTTGGTCAATGTATACGCTGGAAGGTATCGGGTTAGCCATTTATTCTCCCAGTGGTGTGTTGCATGACGGGCAAACTGTTGCGGTGCGTGGCGCTGGCATCCGGCAGGATGAGCAGAACTTGGCGAGTGCCGCTAATCCCATCATACTTGACACGCTGGCGGTTAGTTCATGTAACGCCCACACCAACGCATCCATACGGTCAGGGGAGTCTTTGCTGTCTATCGTGTAGGAGCAGAGCTGGTCTTCTAGTTCAGGGAATCCGCCAACGTGGTGTGCGCGGTGTTGCTCATAGAGTGAGGCGATAGGTTCAGCGCGTACTAGCTTGCCTCTCGTGGCGGTGACTTTCCTGAACGATACGGTGGGGTCAACCTGACGAAGCAGCAACTCAATCATGTCGCCACCGTTATTCGTTTCACCAATGATGCGGTCAGCACCGTGCCGGTGGTAAGCATCCACCGCGATGCGCGCCCACTGGTCAGGTGAGCCTTTCATGGTGCAATCTTCCAGCACGTAATAGTGGCCGTCGCTTGATACCCCGGCGACGATAATGCCGGTGCTGTCGCTGTTCTCGCCAGACGTTACAGCAGGGTCAACACCAACCACAAGGCGCACAAGCGGCGGAAACTCAGTAACACGCCCCGCTTCGATAATGTCACGCGACCAGAGAGCGCCTTCCACGTCGTCAATGACTTCACCGTAAAGTTCCTGCCTACCGAGGCGTGTGCCTTCATAGCGTAGGCGAAGTTCTGCGAGCGCGGTAGGCGACAGGTTGTTTGCGTTATCGAACGTGCTACCGCGAACTACTACGGTATCGTCACGGTCAAGCAACGCTTTAATAATCTTCGTAGGGCGAGGCGTAGTCGTTATAACGGTTTGAGGGTGTGCGCCTAGACGCAACGCAAACTTGTACTGATCCCACGCGTCAGGGTTTTGAGCAGCCAACTCATCGAACCAGCCACCGTGAAAGTTCGGGCCACGTAAACGGTCAGGTTCTTCAGCACTGAACAGTTTGATGCGTGACTTGTTGGTGAGGATAATCTCACCCATTGAACGGTTGTAATCCTTCAGGGTTTCGTACTCACGCAACACCGTCACAATCCCAGACGGCCCTTCAGCACACGTGTCACGAGCATCCGAAAAGGTAGGCGCAACAATAGCCCACCTGGTATTAGGGTTCATGCTGGCTTGCCACGCCAACCACTCCGACGCGGTACGAGTCTTACCCCATCCACGCCCAGCCAAAGCCACCCATGTAGCCCAGTCGCTACTCTCCGGCGGTATCTGATTCGGGCGCGCTAACTGTTCCTGCCACTTCAATCGCCGCCACGCCATTACCTGTGAGGGCGATAAATCGGGCGAGTTCTGCTCTAACACTGTCTGGGTCATAAGTCACCACCTCTGCCTGAATCTTGGTTGGCATATCAAGGCCGTACAGTTTCGCGCGGCGTTCCTCTAAACGGATCAGTGTGTTGATGGCTGGAATGTCACCGGCTAACACGTCGGGCCATATTGCTTGTAGGGCGGTGTCTAGGCGGTCTTGCCCTATCTGCCGGAGTTCTTTTATGTCGTCTACGAGGATTCGGTTGTTGGCTCTGACGTAGGCGCGTTGTGCGACGGCTGGCGCGGCGTATCCTACGGCTTCGGCTATCTGCTCCCATGTCATGCCTTGTGCGCGTAGTTTCACTACTTGAGCTTCTCGCTCTATCACTTCGGGGTCGGGGCTTTTAGCCATAGTTCTAACTTACCTCACGGTTAACTGTTAAGAGTGTTCCCGTATGTTGTGGTTGGTTGTTTAGAAGAGGGGTATATCTTGTGTTTGGTTGGTGGTGACGGCGTGGTTTAGTCGGCCCTCAATAATGGGCAGGTAGTCCTCGGTGAGTTCGCAACCGATGAACGTGAATCCTTCTAGTAGGGCTGCTTTACCTGTTGAGCCTGATCCGGTGAAGGGGTCTAGGACTGTACCGCCTGGGGGTGTTACTAGGCGTATTAGTTGGCGCATGAGGTCGGTTGGTTTGACGGTGGGGTGAAAGTTTTGCCGGGTGGGGTTTACGAAGGTTCGGTCTGGGCAGTCGCATCCGTCTATGACTGAAGCTCCGCAAGTGGCGCAGGTTCGGGCGAGGCCGTTGCCTTTGTCTCCTATGCTTTTGCCTTCTAGGTTGTCTAAGCCTTCGTTGCGGTCTTTCTTGCTTGCTTTCGCTACATAAAAAAACCGTGACGCACCACCAGAACCGTTATAGCCGACATCATCTGGGATATTTCCCCACCCGCCCGCATACACTTCATTCGGCTTTTTACCTGTGCGGTTACGGTTCACCGCTGTACCGTCTTTGCTCACTCCGCTTTGTTCGTCTACGAGTGCCGCCGTGTATTCATCCAACATCACATTAGAAGGCCAACGACCTAACCCTGAAACCGGACTAGCCGGTTTGCTCTGACCCATACCAACGCCATACACTCCGTTATTTGCGATATCGTCAAACTCTGTTCGCTTATTGCCACCGTCTGTGCCTATGCGTGTTGCGTCAATGTTTAACCCACCAACACCCCACACCAACACATTATTAGCCACTGTTCCCTCAACAGGTTTACGCGCCACTACGACAGGTTCAAACGCTGGCTTTAAGGCTGTACCCCAACCCTGCCATTTCACGGCTTCAGGAGTTGCTGGAGCAGTAATGTCAATCATTTTTGCTTCGCCACCATACGCCCCGGCTGCTGTGTCGGTTCTGGCTTCTGCCCCGCTAATACCTTTAGGGCTAGCCAGTTTAGAACCAACTACTTCTCGCTCTGCCCCTGCCGCTTTGTCAATCGCCTTCGACACATCCAAAGACTTAGGAAACCCCGACCCATACAACCAAGCAATAGAATCCCTCAACTCAAACCCGGCATCCTCAATAGCAACCGCGAGCCTATGCCAAGTGCGTGAACCGCCAAACGCTAGCAAGTGACCGCCCGGCTTCAACACCCGTAAGCATTGTTCCCACACGGCCACGTTAAACGCGATACCGCTACTGTCCCACTTCTTGCCCATGAACCCCAGTTCATACGGCGGATCGCACACCACCGCGTCAATACTGTTATCGGGCAGGTCAAGCAAACGGTCAAGGCACGACCCGTGAAACACTTGCCAACCGTCACCACTAATATCAGGCATTAGTCAACCAATCCACGAGCCAGGCGAGCCACAGACAAGTATTCGTTGCACTGTTCACGAGTCCACCCCGTATTAGGGAAATGCCTCCGAACAGTAGTGGGGTGAATACCTACCGTGCGCCCAATCTCGGCGTGAGAAGCACCCTCAGCAATCATGGCCTTCACCCGTTCCATTGTTTCCGGCGCGGTTGGTTTGCTTGCTACGCCTTTGCTTGTGCCGGTGAGTCGTCGGCAGCGTACTACGGCACGAACCGAACAGCCCAGCAGTGCAGATATTTCTGTTGCTGAGTGTCCGGCGCGTGTCAGTTCAGCCACCTTGTCGGCGTATGGGCTGACATACATGGTTAGAAGGGGGTGTCGTCACCGGCTGGGAGGTAGCCGTGATCCGAGGGTTTAAAGTCTGAGCCGATAGGTTTCAGGGCGCGCTGCACGAGTGCTACCGTGTCGGCGGTGAGTTCCAGGCTGGTCTTGCTCACGCCGTCTTTATCGTATGACGTTTGCTTAAACTTGCCTTGTACCATGACGGGAACGCCGGTACTGAAAATGACGGGCGAAAGTTCACCCCAGAAGGTGACCCTGAACCACATTGGTTCGCCGTCTACCCATTCGTCACCGCGCTTCTCGCGAGGCGTATAACCCACGCTCAGGTTGGTAAAGGTTTTGCCGGATTTTGTTGTTTTTACTTCAGCGTCACGGCCCAAGTTGCCGGTGACAGTAATCTGAATACTCATTTCTTTGCAGCCTTTCGTTTGCGTTGTTGGCGTTCTTCGACGGTTAACCCGCCCCAAACGCCGTGGTGTTCATTGTTAGTTACAGCATACTCTAGACATCTAACCTTGAGGGGGCAGGTGTCGCATATGGCTTTGGCGAGTGCGGGGTCTGATTCTTCGAACCACCAGTCTGGTTCTACGCTCGGATCAGCGCATTTTGCTTTTGACTCTAAAGGGATGAGGCTACGCATAGGTGACCTGCACGAATACTTGTGGTTCGTCGCCATACTGTTTCGATGCCGTGATTTCTGTTACTTGTGAATCATCTGCCCACACTTGCGCCGTCGTGAGTCCATCACTGACGTTCCTAATGAGCTTGTCTAGATCCGGTTTCACGGTCGGCTGCTCACGTTTCGAACTGAGCGGGCGCACAAACTGAAACACAATACTCAACGTGACAGGGGTTTCTTTCCCCGGCTGTACCCAGCCCACACTTTTAGCCTCATGCCAGGCGTAGTCAACCACTACGGAGCGCCATTCTTTAGCGCCTTTAACGGCCTCAAACATTACCGCCTTGCCGTTGTATACCCGAGCCGTTTTAGAGCCTTGAGGTTTCGCTATGCCGGGTACGACAAAAGACAGGGTAGGCATTACTCTGCCCTGTCTTGAGCTTTTTCGTCGGATATGCGCGCCCATAGGCTTTCGCACGTTGAGCAGGGGCAGGTGGCTGGGTGAAGGTCAGCCATTACTTCTCCCCCCAAGCGTGAGCAGCCGATTCCGAACCGCTGTAATCATAGGTGCGCTCGGCCTCGTATTCGTGAGTGATTCCACACGAAGGGCAAACCCATACGCCCCACTCAAAACCTTCTTCAAGGTTTACGTCGAACTCTCGTTCGTGTTCCTGCTCAAACAGGTCACAGCCCTCGGTACGGCAGATAACATTTCTGAAATCCATTATTACTCCCTTGTTTTTTGTGGTGATCCATTCACTTTGTATGACTTTACACTGTCACGTTACTTTTGGCTACCGTTTTCTGGTACAGCCCACAACAAAATCTTGCCAATATCGTCATGCCAAGCAGTGTGCCTGTCCTGGTGTTCGTTGGCTACTACAACGCCGCACACGCTACACGCGCTCCAGTTGCTCATTCTCGGCCCTCCCTAGTGAAACGGTAACAGCGACGGCAACGCATAAAGAAACCGCGATAGTCACTGTTGTTTAAATAGAATACCCACTCAGGGTATTGGTCACCGTGGCCGAACCAGTCGCACCATGTCCAACGCAACCCCATTGTGAGGGAAGCGGCGAACCAGCCGACAGCGCGCGCCCACCTCATACAGACAACACCCCAATATGTTCACGGGCATCATACGAGCCACCCATGACAAAGGTGAGGATGCCAGGCTTAGAGTTCATGCCCGACCTATCCCGATACCACGAACTACCCGGATCTATAGTTGGTGCTTGCATCCAGAACCGCGAGCCAATGTCTTGAGTACGGAAGTTGTGGAAATGCCCACTCAGCCAAACGTCACAACCGCCAAGAGCGGTCTGCCCGAGCATCTGCCCAGATAGGTACTTCTCAATATCGCGCGAGAATTGGTGACCATGAAACAATCCCAGCATCGTGCCGTTAATGTCCATAGCGAGCGTTTGGTGACCTGTAGCAACATACCTGAACTCAACGTGACCGAGCGCCGGGTTTTCTGCACAAGCGTCAGCGACGGCCGCCGCAATTTCAGTATTCCAGCCGTCAGCCGGATCAGCAGCCACTTGCCTAGTCGAAGTGTCATGGTTGCCGTCTACCGTAGGAACAATGATTTTTTCAGCCAATGGTGCGAACGCTTTAATCTGAGCCAGCAACATACGGCGAGCTACACGCACCTGCTCGGTCTGCCCGAGGTCACTAGCAGCCTGACCCTGTAGGCGGCCACCTTGAGAAACGTTGCCTTCCACGTGGTCGCCTAGCTCGGGCAGAACAATAGTGCCAAGACTTAGCCCGGCTTTGCGTAGCATCTGTAGCCGGTGAACTGACTGTTCAGTGCCGGATAAGATACGGCGAACCGTTTGCTCTGATCCCTGACCTTCAGCTTTTTTACCTAACTGAATGTCTGAGTTTACGTGAACATAAGACCCACTGCCTGAAACCGTTTTGATACCAGCCTTACCCGGCCGCCACTTCGATACTTCAGCAACGAGCTGTTCAAGGTCGAAGTCTTGAACGATAACCTGCGCCGGTACAACATTGACGCGCATAGACTCAAGCCAGTCACCGTCATACCGTTGCCAGCGCCCTTTACGAACAGACGTGACACGCCACTCCGCCGGGTCAAGACCCTGCTCACGTAACGCTTCGTCAGCGCCTGGTAGGTTGCCTTCCGGTCTAGCCGGGGTGACAAGAAACCCACCCTGCTCATCATATTCGGCACGTGCGCGCCACGCTTCAGGCGTAGCCGTTACACGCCGGTCACTACCTGAAGGGCCAGGCGCGGTCAAACCCTCAAGCATGAACAGCCACCCTTTCGGTGAATATTGACAGACGTGCGAGAAACTTCAATCCCTTGACTGTTCAACGCTTGAGCAATCGCAGCACCAGACCATGTAGCGGTGTCAGCCAGCCAACCGTTCAGAATGGCGCGATCTTTTTCGTCAAGGTCAGCCATGATAGTTCTCATGTGGCATGACGGTATGAACCTTTTAGGTGGTTCAATGTTTTCTAGTATCCCCATGTTTCATCCTTTGCTTGAAGGTACACGTTTTTAGCGTAACCTATTCACCTAATATAAACAGCATTTCGTGGTGTGCTTTAGTGGCCGTGTCGTCTACTGCACCAGCAGCGAACCGTCCAGCGTTGAAAAAGATTTTCTGTTGCGCTTCCAGTTCAACGTCATGCTTTGCCTGTATGACGGCAATAGCTTTACCAATGGCAGCCTCAATGACTTTCTCCACTTGACGCGCTGGCACGGTTTCGACTGGTCGGCCACGCCCACGCTTAGGAGCGTTTGGTGCGAGTGGTTTGTAGGTTGCGAAGCGTTCAGCCTCAACCGTTTCTGTGTACGTCATTCTTCATCCGGTTCTTCAGTAGATCCGCCAGGGATACGTTCGATGGCGGCTTTGTATGCGGGCGAGGCTGTGCCGTTAGTGTCACGCCAGCTCGGGCCAATACCTGTCAACTTCATTTCTTGTTTCCTTTCTCGATTTCTACAGTTCCAAACATTCCGCAATCTTCGCTAATGCGCTGGTGTGAAAGTTCAGCATATTCGGGGTTTAGTTCAGTGCCGACATAGTTACGCCCGTTACGCAACGCAACCATTCCTGTCGTTCCTGAACCGCTAAACGGGTCTAGTACGGTGTCGCCTTCACGCGAACCGGCCAAGATACACGGCAAGATTAGAGCCGGTGGGTACACAGCAAAATGCGCGCCTGGGTAAGGCTGTGTTGCGACAGTCCAAACGTCTCGTTTGTTCTTTTTGCCGTCTGCCCCAAATACGCGCTCGCCGGGGCTAAACCTATCCCCGCCCACATAATCTGCTTGATAACCTTCAGCGTTTTTATTGCGCGCTTGTGGTTCAGTCTGAGCTTCTTCTTTAATTGCTTCGTGGTCGTAGTAATACTTTTGAGACTTCGACAGCAAGAAAATATGTTCGTGCGATTTAGTCGGGCGATCCGTGACACTTTCCGGCATAGGGTTTGGCTTGTGCCAAATAATTTCAGAACGCAAATACCAGCCACGTGCCTGGAGCGCGAAAGCCACACGCCACGGAATACCAACAAGGTCTTTATGTTTCAAGCCGTCACCTGTTTTAGTGAACACGCCTTCACGTTCAGAACCGAAACCGGCACGGCCATTGTTTGACGCGCGCGAATTGTTGCCGGCGTAAGAATCGCCCAGGTTCAACCACAGTGTTCCGTCGTCAGCCAGCACACGCCAAACTTCGTCAAACACCAAACACAACTGTTCAACGTATTCTTCAGGTGTTTGTTCCAAACCAATCTGATCGTCTTGGCCGTAGTCACGCAAACCCCAATAAGGTGGCGACGTTACACACGTTTGAACCGAACCGGCTTCCAGCATGGACAATGTTTGGCGGTTATCACCAACCAAAATGCGCGCAGTGTTGAACGTCATTTGTTGTCCTTTACATACACGGTAAGTGCGTCACGAACAATGTCCGAAACAGTCACACCGTTCTGTGCCGATACCGCGAGCGCGGCAAGCCACAACTCGTCAGCGATACGAATAGTTCGCATAGGTGTCTTACCCATTACTTCACATCCAATCGGAGCGACGGCGCGCCCTGCTTCGTCGGCACTTCACCAAGAAGCTTCTTAATCTCCTCAGTGTCCGGCGACTGTCGCCCAGCAACCTCAACCCACTTCACCTTGATACCGTCAAGCGTGATACCAGAAACACCCTCAAGGGCGGCCTTCACACCATCCTTCTCAGTTTCCAAGTCTTTAATCTGCACCGTGATTTCTTTGTACCGGCGCGCAGCCGTCTCCACAGTCTCATCAACAATGGCTTCACCCGTCACGTCTTTACCGATACCGGCACACGCTGATCCGTAGAACGCGCAATACTTCGCACAGAACGAAATAGCGTCACGCTCCGGTGCTGGCGCTTCCTCACGGGCCACAACATCAGCCAGCCACGCCAACGCCTGTTCAGCAACGGCACGGTCATACGGTTCAGAATGAACCACAATATCGTTCTCTGTACCATCACGAGGGATACCCACGAGCGTAACCGTGTTCACTTCATACCCGGCTTTCTCCATCAGATAACCGTAGGTTTGTACCTGCCAGCGTTTCTGCTGCGTAACGAAGTAGCCAACATTCTTCAACGTAATGGTTTTCCAGTCCACGACTTCGCCAGCGTTCGGATCGAAGAAGTCAATAGTGGCCGGGGGTAGCCCGTCAATTTCTACACGGTGTTCAATGAACGCGCCTGGAATGTTCAACGCCATCTCAATCGCTGAGTGAATTGCTGTACCCATAATGGCGGGCAAGCGTAGTGTCGTGTTTGTTTCAGCGTCACCGCGTGACTTGTGCCACACCTGACGGCGACATCCACCGAGCTGGCTGACACCAATGGCGGTTTGTAGTGAGCGTGGTCGTGCGCTGTCGGCTTTTACCAAAGCATCTACGAGTGTTTGTTTATCCAACGTCGTTCCCCTTTTCTTCGTTCATCAAACCGGCTTGTGCCAGCATGAGGTCAATATACATTTGGCTACGTTCAGCGGCGGTCATTATGCCTCCACCGCCTTACAGTCGCGGATAGCCTGACGGATCGGCTCCATGACCGTATTCTGGTATTCCCAGTAGGCTTCGCGGTCTGTTACGGGCGGTAGTTTCCCGGCGGCCTCCATGAGCTGGCGGATGAGTACGCGCTGTTCAGGAGTTGCGTTGTTGAGCTGGCCCATTATGCGGCCAGCCCGTTAGCAGCGTTCCAGATTTCCGTTCCAACTGCGCGGATGAAGTCCTCGCTGTTAGCGGCTACGCGACGCTCAATAACCGAGATAAGAGCGGATGCTTCTTCCTTGCTGTTCACGGTGATAAGTCCAGCGGCGTGAGCGGCCTTGAGTGCTTCAACGGTTACTTCGTGAATGGCTTCGAAGATTTCGGTGGCGGTCATTTTGTTTCTCCCTTGTTTTTGTCTTGCTTACATATATGACTATACACCCCTGAATGAAGGTTTCAAGTCAAAACACAAACTTTTTACAAAACTTTTTCCGGCGCATCCGCCAAATAACGGCCGCCGAAATCATCCAACAACCACCACACCCCCCACGCATCCCGAACCGGCACAGTCAACGGATCAGCCCACCCCGAAATCTTCCACCCATTCGCTCGGGCATCCTCAGCC